GTGTGGACTAGAGGTTCGCACGGGCTACGATGCCAAAACAGCACGTCGTTCTCTGAACTTGATGTTTGCTGAATGGGCTAACCGTGGTTTAAACCTGTGGACAGTGAAATCTGGCACAATAACGCTAACCCAGGGGCAGGCAACAGAATCTTTAAACAGTGACGTTGTTGATTTATTGGACGTAGTATTACGACGTAACGGCACAGACTATGAGGTCGAACGTATTAGTCGTGGCGATTACGTTACGCTGCCGAATAAAACAACGCAGGGTAGACCTAGTCAGTACTGGTTGAATAGACAAATCACGCCTATTATTAACTTATGGTCTGTTCCGGAAAACTCCACTGATCAATTGATCTACTATTATGTTCGTAGAATCGAAGACGCAGGTGCTTTGATTAATGATTCGGACTTACCGTTTAGGTTCTTCCCTTGTATGGCCGCAGGATTAGCGTACTATATTGCTATGAAACGTGCGCCAGAGCGTATTCAGATCCTAAAGTCTGTATATGAGGAAGAGTTCCAACGCGCTGCGGATGAAGATGAAGACAGAGTATCGTTGAAACTGCAACCAGGTAGTGGTTATTTGAGGGTTTAATGGCATACGCTAGTGGTAAAAAAGCATGGGGAATATCAGATCGGTCAGGCCGTCGATACCGCTTGCATGAGATGAAGGTGGAATGGACGGGAGCCAAAGTGGGTCCTGACGAATATGATCCAAAGCAACCTCAACTCAACCCACCAAAAGTAGGACCAGACCCCCAGGCTCTTAGAGATCCTCGTCCTGAGTCTGATTTGGAAGCACAAAGAAACATACAATGGGGCTGGAGCCCTGTTGGATTTAACGGTGATGAAGCCCTAACGCCCAACGCTCTTCGTGGTAACGGAGATGTAGGCACTGTAACGGTGATTATAACATGAGTTTTACATACGATCAGCTAAAGCAAGCTATTCAAGACTATACTGAAAACTCCGAAACGAGTTTCGTAACAAACCTTCCTTTGTTTATACGAGCGGCAGAAGAGCGTATACTAAAAAACGTACAGCTAGATTTGTTCCGTCGTAATCAAACGGCTGCACTTACACAAGCAAACCCATATCTAAATTGTCCAAGTGACTTCTTGGCACCGTTTTCATTGAGCTATACATTAAACAATGAAAAGACGTTTGTGGAATTTAAGGACGTATCTTTTGTACAGACGTATTCTCCAAACGCCACTACCCAGGGATTACCTAAGTATTACGCACAATTTGACGTGGATAACTTCCTTGTCGGTCCGACACCTAATGCAAACCTTGATGTTGAGCTACACTACCTGTATCGTCCAACTAGCATAACAGCGGGCGCAGGCGGAGGAACTACTTGGATTAGTACCAACGGTGAACTAGCATTGTTATACGGTTCGCTTGTAGAAGCGTACATATTTATGAAGGGTGAGGCTGACGTCATGCAACAGTACAATCAACGCTTTGGAGAAGCTATGATTGGTCTGAAGATGTTAGGTGAAGCTAAAGAAACCACTCAAGAATACAGAGTTGGTAAAGTTATAAGGCCGAAAACGTAATGTTTAAACTAGATTTCAATATGCCGGATCAACCGATGGTGTCTGTACAGACTACCGAGAACCGTGGGTTTTCACCGGAAGAAGTAGCGGAGCGTTGTGTGTCTAAACTAATCAGCGTTTCAGATGGTGCACATCCTGCTATCAGAGATCAGGCACTGGCCTACAAAGAGCACATGGAAAAGGTTGTTTCATTTTATATGAGAGAAGCTATTCGCAGCGACCGTACAACTGTGTATAATGCCCTAAAAGATTCGGGAAACCCCGAACTAGCTGACGCGATAAGGAGACTATAATATGGCGATAACTCAAGCAATGTGTACGTCCTTCAAGCAGGAACTCCTGCAAGGCCAACACAATTTTACCAATGGTGGTAGTACTTTTAAATTAGCTTTGTTTACAAGCAGTGCAAGTTTAGATGCTACAACAACAGCCTATTCAACCTCGAACGAAGCTTCGGGTTCTGGATATACTGCGGGCGGAGCGGCGTTGACAAACGTTACACCGACAACAAGCGGAACAACAGCATTCTGTGACTTCAACGATCTGACATTTAGCTCTGCATCCATCACTGCTAACGGTGCGATGATCTACAACACCACAACTGGTGGTGGATCGAACACTACGGACTCTTGTATTATCCTAGCATTTGGTGGGGACAAGACGGCGACTAACGGTGATTTTACTATTCAGTTCCCAACAGCGGATGCTTCAAACGCGATCATTCGCATCGCGTAAGGAGTAGCCTCCGATGGTAGACATCACAGGCTGGGGCAGAGGTACATGGTCTGAAGGACCCTGGGATTCCCCTATTCCTGTGACAGTCACGGGGGTAGCCGGAACTGGTGCCGTTGGCTCAGTTGGCATCGTTGCGGAAGCTAATATCCCAGTAACGGGGAACGTCGCCACAGGTGGTGTCGGATCAGTTACAGTATCTGCGGATGCGAATGTAGGGGTAACAGGCTTACAAGCGGCAGGAAGCGTCGGTACAGTTAGCGTCACTGCTGATGCTGTTGTCCTACCATCAGGTCTTGCCGCCACAGGCGGCGTCGGATCGGTGGTTGTTATTGCCGAGGCACTTGTTCTACCTACAGGGGTAGAAGGTACAGGTGCATTAGGAACTGTAGTAGTCGCGGCAAACGCGGATGTTGATGTTACAGGTTCCGTCGGAACTGGAGAAACAGGGGCTGTAGTAGTCGCTGCTGAAGCAAATGTCCCTGTATCGGGACTGGTAGGAACGAGCGGAGTTGGATCTGTAGAGGTCTTAGCGGATAGTGTCGTTGAAATACCTACTGGTGTAGCAGGAACAGGAGCAGTTGGATCGGTTGTAGTAGCCGCAGATTCCATTGTTTTACCCACTGGAGTAGTAGGAACAGGCGAGATTGGCGACGTAGAAGTCGGTATTCGTGTAGATGTTCCAGTTACAGGGTTGGAAAGTACGGGAAATGTTGGTACTGTAACCGTAGTCGCGGAAGCAAATGTCTCAATTACAGGCGTTTCTGCAACTGGTGGTACCGGAACTGTGTTTGTTTGGAGCCAAATAGACCCGAACCAGACACCAGGATGGAATGGAATAACACCGTCGCAAACACCCGGTTGGGACGAAATCACACCGTCGCAGTCCCCTGGTTGGACAGAAGTAGCGGCATAGGAGAAACAGATGGCGAGTACATACACTAGCGCAAACGGCATTGAGTTGATCGCCACAGGTGAACAATCGGGTGCGTGGGGCGACACAACAAACGTTAACCTTCAGATTATCGACAGGATCCTTACTGGGGTTGGAACGATTACTTTGTCTGGTACGACGCACACTCTTACAACTACAGATGGTACATTATCAGATGGTATGTATAAGGTCCTGGTTCTAGGCGGATCCCCTTCTGGTACGAACACCATAACGATTGCACCAAACAATGCACAAAAGACATATATGGTGTATAACAACTCTGGTCAATCAGCTGTATTTTCACAGGGATCAGGAGCTAACGTTACAGTAGCCAACGGGGATACAAAACTAATTTACACAGATGGTGCGGGTTCCGGAGCCGCGGTATTTGATTTCACTGCTAATTTAGCAATGTCGTCAGTAAACATTACAGGCGGCGTAATTTCTGGTATAACAGACTTAGCGGTTGCGGATGGAGGCACTGGTGCTTCTAACGTTGCAGGCGCACAAGCAAACTTAGAAGTAGACCCTGCTGGCACGGCAGTGGCTTTGGCAATTGCGTTGGGTTAGGATAGACAATGGCAAACACGTTTAAAAGAAAACTTTCACGGACTGTTGGTACTTCGCTTACTTCGGTAGGCGGCTACACTGTCCCCTCATCAACAGCTACAACGGTTATCGGATTGACGGTATCGAACGTTACGGCCTCCCAGGTTTTGATTACAGCGGTGGTAAACGACGGATCAAACGACACACATTTGATTAAAGATGCCCCAGTTCCAAGTGGCGGTTCTATAGTTATTGTTGGCGGAGATCAAAAAGTAGTGTTAGAAACGGCAGATAGTGTTAAGGTAAGTTCGAACACTGCAAGTTCTGTTGACGTAGTAATGAGTATACTGGAGATCACCTAATGGCCACACTTGGTAATGTACCTGCGGAAGCATATACAAATACGGTAAAGGATAGCTTTAGTGGCAACGGTTCAGCGACCGCCTTTACAATGTCATTGCCGACCGTAACAAACGACGTCAGGGTCGTAGTAGAGAACGTCATACAAGACCCGACGGTCGCGTACTCTGTATCGGGAACCACGCTTACATTTACGTCAGCGCCTCCAACGGGGACGAATAACATTTACGTTGTTCACCTAGGACCTGCGGCCATGACGGCTGTACCACCGGCTGAGATAGCGGATGCCACGACGTTTGCTTCGAGCCTCACGGTTCAAGGTGCGTTCACCTCTGTAGGGATTGACGATAACGCAGACGCAGTGGCACTCACGATTGATAGTTCAGAGAATGTGGTAATCGGAAAGGCCTCTGTAGATACTGATACAACAGGCATTGAACTTCGTGCGAATAATTTGTTGGCATCTACTAGAGCAAGTGCTGAATGTTTGTTTCTTAATAGAAAAACATCTGATGGTGATATTGCTAAGTTTGCCAAAGACGGCACATCTGTAGGTAGTATTGGAGCTGAGAGCGGTACTCACCTTGTTATAAGCACACCTCAAAATGCTGGCAATTTAGTATTTAAAGGAAATGATACAGGTGGAACAGAAACTAGACTAGCAATAGTTAACATCACAGGAAGCGAAGCTGTTAGACCGTATAACTCTTACTCTGACAACAAGTATGATTTAGGTTCTAGTAGTCGCCGCTTTAAAGACGCATATATAGGCGGCGGTGTATACCTCGGTGGCACTGGGTCGGCTAATAAGTTGGACGATTATGAAGAAGGTACTTGGACTCCATCCGTAAATGTAGCCATAACAGGAACTAACTCTCGTGTAGGGAAATACACTAAAGTAGGCCGATTAGTTACTGCCACTTGTTCAATGACATACACAGGATTAACTGGAAGCACTGTTGCTATTTCTAATTTACCCTTCACTAATGGCTCTGTGAGACAGGCTTGTGTCCAAGGTTTCTTTGGTGGTGCAGATTCAGATAGCATTAATGGTATCGTTGTCGAATCAAGTGATACTAGGTTTTATGTTTACCCTGCTGGAAGTTACTCAGGGGCAACTTTAACGGCACATTTTTCTGTTGCATACCAAGTAGACTAACAACCATACGCCTAGTGGATTCTAGGCACAGACAGGTGGCAATAACGCCACGATAAAACAAAGGAGGCCAATATGGCACTTACAGAAACACAAGTAGAAGATAAAATAGAGATCGTTTCAGATCATAAACATGTGCAAATTCGTACAGCTACAGTGATAGCTAGAGATGGTACAGAGATCAGTAGATCATTCCATCGTCACGTCTTACAATGCTCAACTAAATCAGGTGATACATGGGGTGACACTGACATCTCAGGTGAAAGCACCGAAGTACAAGCAATATGCAATGCTGTTTGGACAGACGCAGTGAAGACTGCATACCAGACTGCAATGGATGCAGCAGGAATATAAGGGATAATAGCCAATGACTAAATCAAGAGATACAGCCAATATAATTAAACAGCCATTTACACAAACTCTTGGTACGTCAAACTATAGAGCAGGTGTTAACGCAGGTAATAGCATTACATCTGGTGGCAACTACAATGTGACCGTGGGTGATGAGGCAGGTACTGCGATTACTACAGGTGATCAAATAACTGCTGTAGGTTATCAAGCAGGTGCGGCTATGACAACAAACAGCCAAAGTAACTTTTTTGGATATCATGCAGGATTAGCAACTACAGGCCCCGGAAATAATTTCTTTGGTACTTTTGCAGGTGAAGCAAATACTTCTGGTATTAACAATGTAGCAATGGGTAACTTAGCTCTACGCACAAACGTAGACGGAGATGATAATGTAGCCATAGGCGCTAATGCTTTACGGTACTTTGAACCTGCTAATGGTTCATCTTATAATACCGCTGTTGGTTCACACGCAGGAATAAATGTAACCACTGGCATACACAACACCCTCATTGGCGGTCTAGCAGGTGATGCGATTACTACTGGGTCTTACAATTCAGTCCTTGGGCAGAATGCGCTTGGTGCAAATACTACAGGTGAGGTTAATACAGCAGTTGGTGCTAATGCTTTACTGTCAAATACAACAGCCTCGCAAAATACTGCTGTTGGTACTAACTCACAATACTCCACTACCACAGGAGCAAACAATACGTCAGTTGGTCACAATACATTAGACGCTAATACAACAGGCGCAAGTAACACAGCCGTTGGTCAAAGTGCATTAGGCGCAAACACCACCGCAGATGCCAACACAGCAGTTGGGTATCAGGCGGCTTATAATATAACAACTGGTTATAATAATACACTTATGGGTTCATTTACAGGGTATGGGATGACCACGGGACATTCTAATACAGCCTTTGGTTATCAGGCAGGGTATACCACTACTGGTATAGCTAATACATCTGTAGGTAGAGAGGCACTTAATGCAGGGACAACAGGTAATTACAACACTGCAATTGGTGCATATGCCCTTACCGACAACATCAACGCAGACAACAACACTGCCGTTGGGTATCAGGCTATGTACAGTAATACTAATGGTGGGGAAAATGCAAGTCTTGGTCGTGAGGCCTTAAAGTCCAACACTACCGCAAATGCTAACACAGCCGTTGGGTATCAAGCCGCACAAGCCACCACTACAGGCAATAACAATACATTTATCGGAAGACGTTCTGGATATACTAATACTACAGGAGATATAAATGTAGCTGTGGGTAAAGACTCAATGTTTTTTAACACTACAGGAACAAACAATACCGCATTAGGCGCAAGGTCTTTACAGAACCAAACAACAGCAGATAACAACGTAGCTGTTGGAGATCAAGCGCTATTCGAAACTAATAGTAACTCAAATGTAGCTGTTGGTACTTGGGCGGGTTTACAAAACACTACAGGTGGAGATAATACCTTTTTAGGGTATAGGGCAGGGTACTATCTCGTAAGTACTACCACAGGCTATAACAACACTCTTTTAGGTTCTTACGCTTATACTACAACTTCTGGTGCGTTTGGAGCAGTTGTTATTGGTCATGCTGTTGCAGGAGCGCAAGGGTACTCAACTCTTGGTTATGGAGCGTCAGACATTAGGGCGGCACATGGTAGCACTACTTGGTCAACAGTATCTGATGAACGCTACAAAAAAGACATTGTAGATTCTACAGCAGGGTTGTCATTTGTTAATGCCTTACAACCTCGTACATTTAAGTATAAAAACTTAGGTGAACTACCAGAAACATTTAGTGCTTATAAAGCTGACTCAACAGAGGTATTTAAAAGTTCACAAACTCAACATGGATTTATAGCGCAAGAAGTTAAAGCGGCTATTGATGCAGATGACAGCATTAAAGATGGCTTTAAACTTTGGGATGATAGAGATGATGGCTCTCAAGAAGTAGCAGAATCTGCTCTTATACCCGTCTTAGTCAAAGCAATACAAGAATTATCAGCAAAGAACGATGCATTAGAAGCACGTATCGCAACCCTAGAAGGATAAAACAATGGATGAATTAACAGCAGAACAAATCGCACAGAACTACTCAGCAATGGGTG